CACCCTTTAGCAACAGACATAATATTATCATCACCATATGTCATGAGGCTAACTCTAGATTTAAACGTTGAAACCTCACTCTCAGGATTCAACAATCTATATACGTAGCGCATACGTAAACAATTCACAATACCATTCAGAATAACAGTTAAAGGATTGCCAGATGGATTTGATCCAAACAATTGTATCAAATCTCCATTAAAATCTACTACAGCAAAAGCTGTATCTTCAGCAATACATCTCACAACTCTGATATCTTCTGGTGTATAATTTCCAGATATCTCACAAAAGTGAATAATAACATCAAAGGCTGCTAGAATCTCTTTAGGTGTCATCTTTTTATCAAATGCTACATAATCACCTGCAACAATACGATCTTCACCATGTTTAATGATATAATCATAAAGTTCCTGCCACTCCAATGATTGAGCTATTGTTCCGGGTCCAGCCTCAAAAGCTAATCTATTATTTTGCAACAAACGAGTGAAAGAAAGTAAATACTTTCTTACAACAATTGTCCAATCAAAAGTCGCTCCCGTGAAAACACGAGTTTTTCCGATTTTTGCTTTTTTAAATGAAACCGGTTCATCTTTTAAATGAGCACAAAAGTTTGGATGTGCTTGTCTACCTTCACGGTATGTTAAAATAATCTCATCCACACGATCCATTATCTCATCATTGACCGTAACAGGATCCAACATTCCATGTTTAGGTGGACAAGCATCCATGAAATATCGCTTTGATTTTTTCCATGGATTGCCAGCACTAGTGTTTCTATTAATTTTATCTATATACGCCACTTGTGCTCCATTGATAGTAGTGAAATTATCTAATACCATCATCATGTTGGAAACATCCTCCAAATTGATATTACTTTTAACATCCTCTATATAAGACAAAACACATTCACTCAATATGTCCGTTCTAATGGTATCAATTGGTTTAACCAAATCCTTAGCTGCGATGTGCCACGGAACCCATGACTTCATCTCAGGTTTAGTAAATTTGATTTTATAACCTTCTGCTGTTAAATATTCACCCATAGGTGTTAACATAACGCTGGACTTTGATTTTCCTCTAAAATCAGTAAAAGAACCATATATATGCGCACTACCATCGCCGATGTAACGAAAAACGGATTTCTTGTGTAAATCTACAACTTTTCGTTCATTGTCTTTAGCAGAAACTAAAGTGAAATCTCCGCTTGATACATTGAAATCACTCAATCTATAGTAAACTTCCCTAACAAAGTCACCATTTAAATTAGTAGCATGAATTACATTTGGTCTATATGTTGATGCCAAAAAATGTATTCCGACAATAGTATAACCATAACTACTATTCACTATTAAAGGCATTCCACACTCACCTTCAATAGTTCCATGCTCAGCCTTACCTGACCAAACTCTATGTTTAGCATCAATACCATAAGATGGAAAATTGAATTTCTTCTCATTATCGAGTGATATATTCTTAACTACATTATACACTACTTCACCGTCGTTGGTTCTACCAACGTAACAACCATTAAATATACCATTGGCTTCACCAACTTGCATATATTTAGTGATATTCTTTTTTGGTGGTAACTCTCGTAAAGTAAGAAAGGCTAAATCATGTTCAGGCACTCTGTGAATATCGCTCTCAGTCAAACTCAATTCGATATTCGCATTCACACCTATTTTAGCTGAAAATGTAACGGATAATTTAGCACAATTTTCAATAGGTAAGAAATTGTGATTATTAGTGATATAGACATGACCACCTAAAGCTAGTAGTCTACCTCTATTAGTCATACCACTTTCATAATTGCATTGAAATCTAGCCACATTAGCTGAAATTTTCTTACAAAAATCAGTGAACTCCATACTCTTAGAAGAACTACTTTCTCTAGTAAAATTGGCAGTGGTAAGGTCCACCGCATTGTTATACCAAACATTCTCCCGACCATTTAATTCAGCAACAGGAACTGTTCCTATTTCTTCTGAAACGTCACCTTGCGGTGATAAATGGTGGTATAGTTTGTAAGCAGCCACAAAACTTGCAACAGTGGTACCTACAACCATAAAGTAGCTTGGATGGTTGAGTCTAGTTTGCATTCTATCACCCAAATTTTTCCAGTACTCCGATGACATAGCCTTCAGCTTTAACTCGTTCCACTCTATACAAAATCTCTGATAGTCACGATTGTAACTCGTATAGTACGAATAAGCCAAACGAAGTATTTGCACATCAGTACGTTGTAGAATCCTATAATTCATACGACGTATGCATGTTGTGAACCAAACAAAGAGTAGATATAACGTAGCTAAATATCCAAAACCTTCCATTAGGGTTTGTGGTGTATTTGAACACAGAGAATCTGGTAAACTACAACAAAGACACAAATCAACATCAATCATATCTTGAGTGCACTTCAAAACTCTTTCTTGATCTTTATCAAATTTATCAATAGCTCCTTTATACCATACCAATAATTCTTTAAGTGACAAATCAGTCTCTATTCTTGTCATCTTAGCGTATCTTTTACCTTCTGCTATAGGTACAGGGTCCACTCGATCAATTGAAAATAACCATAAATCAGGATAAGGTTGATCTTCCGGAACCATGGATGAATTCAACATCCCACGCTCATCTTTAAATTCATCTCTTACTCTAGGTGAAATTACAAATGGCATACGACGTTGAACAGCACAAGGAGTAGCCCAATGATGAAAAGCATTCAAGTTTTTAACATTGGTAGTGGCGACTACCAATTGACAACGAACTGGAGTCGTTCCTTTTAACTCTAATGAAGCTTGATCGGGGCAAAATGCCTGATTATTCATTAATTGAATAATGACATTCAATGATTTTGGATCATTCAAACTTGGGTCTTCACAAGCAATATCATCTAAAATGACAGTATGTTGTGACGTTAAAAAACCATCCCAATATTTGGCTGCAGGATTAACTGTATAGCGGAATTCAGCACCCGTAGGCAATCTTTTATACTTAGCATAAAACGAACACAAAATGCTAGTTATAGTAGTTTTACCTATACCTGAATCTCCAAAAATGAGTACACCAAACGGTGCCTTTCTGTTCATTCTTGCAGCTGATTTAGTGTTAATATCATCTCGTAACATAAGCATATTATTGAGTAATAATTTCACTGATTTAATATCATCTTTATCTAATCTGAAACTATGTTTATCAATATTTTGCAATTTCTCAATGACTGTATCTAAGTCAGCACGAAACTCGGATTCAGTGAATCCATTTGCTTCAGGATTCTGCAAAAGTAAACTCCTACGCTGTAATTCTCTACATTTATCAAATATTTGAACATAAGTACCACCGGAATGAAATAGACAACTAACGTCACCCGTAACATAAACCTGGTATCCACGTTCAAGTATAAATAATACTGTGTCACATAGAACATAAACAAAATCACTTCTTTTATAAAATTGTTTTTTAAGAGTGGCTTCTTGAAGTTTTGTGTAACCGAAAGTCTCAAAATTAACTCCAATCTTATCAAAAATTGATAGACTCAACAAATATAAGCAACATTTGTAAATTTTCATCACAATTGGACTTTCACTAATATTCTTATAAGAATTGAGAAAATCACGAGATTTAGTGAATATATCTGTTTGGACACTAAAGTCCTCAAATAGATCTTTAACAAATGGATAAACTTTTGTTTTCATAATCTTAAAGACTGACATATTATAT